AAGTAGTGCAGATGCTACGGCAAACCGGAAAATCGAACAAAGGGTATTGCGCCATGAAATCATACACGCTTTCTTGCATGAGTCGGGATTGTTTGAAAATAGCTTGCCTGTCGATGCGTGGGCAATGAATGAGGAAATGGTAGACTGGATGACATTACAGTTTCCAAAGATGCTAAAAGCCTTTGAAGAGGTTGGGGCGATCGAAAGAGAGAAGTGTGGGAAGTGTAGTAAGCAGGAGCCGGAAGAAAAACCTCCAAAGTGGAAGATAACCGAGTTGGATTGGCGACCCGGATATTGCAAGATGGAACGTGCCGCAGAGGAAAAGAAACCGAAGGGCAAGATTTATATAGTGGGCTACACAGAAAAAGAATGGGGCGAATACAAGGAAGGCAACGAGAAGGTATTTGCGACACGCGAAAAAGCTGATAGCTATATAAAAAGCAAGGGGTACACGATAGCCAGCCCTTATGGCACTTATTACTTAGAGGAAGGTATAGCATATAACTATGCAGACGACCTAGAGCGGAGCGAATGGATTAAGCGACTTAAGGAGTATGCAAAGCGGTTGCCGAATTCAAGGGAAGAGTACCTGGAATACTGGCTAGAAACCGCGCATGATAATAGCGACATGAAATACTGGATAGAGGAACACGAAATCGACATATAGGGAGGGAAAGCGTGAAGGATTATAAGATAACGGTCGAAGTGAGAAGAACACTAAGATGGCACATAGCGATAAAGGTAGTGCAGGCTGCCGCGTACTTAGGGATAAAAGCACCAGCAAACTGGTTGAAGAAAGATATCAAGAAAAACATGCACCGGTATATTAAGATAGATTACTAATAATGGGTAAAAAAGGGAGGAATCGCAATGAATAATAAAAGTTATGCAAGTGGAGGAATTGGATTCGGCTGTGCACTGGCAATGGTAATATCATATACGGCGTACAAGTCCATACTGTGGGCTATGCTACATGGTTTATTCGGCTGGCTATATGTGATCTACTATGTAGTGATGTATTAAGCAAAGAAAGGAGTGTGGCGGAATGAAAGATAAGCAAAAAAGATTCTGCAACGAGTACCTTATAGATCTAAACGCCACACAGGCGGCTATAAGGGCTGGATATAGCAAAAAGACGGCCTATAGCATAGGCGGGGAGCTGTTGAAGAAACCTGAAATACAGGAATATCTCTCAAAAAGGCAAGAAGCGCGCCAAGTTAGAACCGAGATTACACAAGATAAAGTCCTTAAAGAACTTGCGATAGTAGCGTTCGCAGATGCCACTAATTACGCCAAGGTGGTCGAGAAACAAGCAACAACCGATAAGGGCGGAGTAGTACAACCGTTGTATGATGCAAATGGGGAGCCGGTCATATACAGGACTGTTGAGCTAGAGATAACCGACAATTTGTCTGACGATCAGAAACGAGCATTGGCAGTAATCAAGAAAGGTCGAGACGGATTAGAGCAGAAGCCACACGACAAAGTAAGGGCTTTGGAACTGTTGGGGCGGCACTTAGGCATGTTTAAAGATAAAGTCGATGTATCCGGCAGTATGGACGTAAACAACCCATACGAAGGTCTATCGACAGAAGATCTAAAGAAGATGATCGGCGATGGATAGGGAATTAATCAAACTGGGAGCGAAGATAGAACTTGCAAGACGTGAGTTCTTTTTTTATTGCCAGTTAAAAGCACCGGATTTTTATAAGGCTGACAGAGAGTATCTCGTAACGCTCTGCAACGAGCTACAGGACTTCATAGCATCAGATGAGCCGGTAGCAATCATAAACACTCCGCCAAGACATGGAAAGTCGAGGACAGCGGGATTATTGGTTGAGTGGCTGCTCGGCAAAGACCAGACGCAGAAGATCATGACCGGCTCTTACAACGAAACACTGTCAACAATGTTCTCAAAAAACGTCAGGAACAGCATACAGGAAGAAAAGGCTGACATGTTAAAGCCGGTATTCTCTGATGTGTTCCCGGAGGCGAAGATAAGACGCGGTGACGGAGCTATGAACCTGTGGAGTTTAGAAGGTGGATACAATAACTACCTTGCGACATCGCCAACGGGTACCGCCACGGGGTTCGGTGCGACTCTCCTGCTGATAGATGACCTGATAAAAAACGCAGAAGAAGCCTACAACGAAGGTACAAAAGAGAAACACTGGGAATGGTTTACCAACACAATGCTATCCAGACTGGAAGAGGGCGGGAAGATAATTATTATCATGACTCGCTGGGCTTCCGATGATCTGGCAGGCAGGGCGATTGATTTTTACAAAGAGCAAAATGTAAAGATCAGACATGTCAACATGAAAGCCCTGATAGACGCTAAGACAAAGGAAATGCTTTGCAGCGAGGTATTGTCTTATAAGTCTTACCAAGCCAAGGTATCAGCCATGGGCGAGGATATAGCGGCAGCCAACTACCAACAGGAACCTATCGACCAAAAGGGAAGATTGTATACAACGCTGACAGAGTACGAACCGGCAGACAAACCACAGTTTACCCGGGTATTCGCATACGGCGACACAGCAGATACGGGAAGCGACTACTTAGCTGCCTTTATCTGCGGGGAAACGTTCGACCATGACTGCTACATACTGGATGTCGTATATACCAAAGACGCAATGGAGATCACGGAGCCGCTATTGGCAGAGCGATTGATAGCAAATGACGCTAATTACTGCCTGATAGAGTCCAACAACGGAGGCCGAGGGTTCGCAAGGAACGTACAGAGCGAACTCAAGTCACGAGGATGGACAAAGACGGTCATTGATTGGTTTTTCCAGAGTAAGAACAAGAAAGCCAGGATACTATCCAACTCGACATGGGTAATGCAACACATATTCTTCCCGAAAGGGTGGCGGCATAAGTGGCCGGAGCTGCATCGAGCATTAAACAAATACCAAAAAGAGGGCAAGAACGCTCACGATGATGCACCGGACGCGCTAACCGGAATAGCCGAAATGGCGCAAGGGAAGAAGAAACCAGTCGATGTTAAGAAGGTAATTAATAAATTCAGCCAGTTAGGACTATAGGAGGAACGATGGAACAAAATGTTAAATTGCTAAAGGGTACACGCTTTGACGATGAGTCGAATATGGTTTACACCTACCCGTACAGCGAATTGCCTAGAAAGCGAATGACGGTCGGAGCGGAGTCGATAGAGGTGATCGATCTGGAAAGCGAAGAAATGAAAAAGATCGTGATTTATTTCATCAATCACCACCGCGAAAAGCAGGTGCCGAGACTCAAAGTGTTAAAGCGGTACTGGCTGGCTGATAATGATATCAACTATGTGGAGTCTAAGCGGGATGAATACCGAGCAGACAACCGCATAGCTTCTGACTTTGCGAAGTTTGTGGTCACGTTTAACCAAGGCGTGGTTGTGGGCAATCCGGTTGAATACTCCGGGGAAGGTCAGGTCGCCGAGTGGGTGGAAGAGTTTGCAGAGCGGATAAATGACGGATACCACAATCAATTAATGGTGTCTGCTTGCGGGATATACGGCAGAGCGTACGAACAGGTCTACAGGGATGAGCAATCCGATGAAAAGGTAGCAAGGCTCAACCCGGAAGAAACATTTGTTGTATACGATGCCACAATTGACAAGCCGTCATTGTTTAGCTGCCGGTATTACGATACCAAGTTACTAAACGAGACAATCAGTACGGTAGAATTGATGTCAAAAGACGGCATAAGAGCGACATTTACATGCAAAAACCAAGACTATGAGAATTGGGAGCTGAAAGAGGATGAGTCAGGAGAGACGTTCTTCGATGCTGTGACGGTCAACGAGTGGAGCAATAACGAGGATAGAACGGCAGATTTCGAAGCTGTTATGTCGGAGATTGACGCATACGACCTAAGCCAGTCAGAGCTTGCCAACTTCCAACAGGATAGTTCGGATGCTTATTTAGTGATTGCAGGCAATCCATTAACCGGAACCGACGAAGTAGACGAAAGCGGCAGGAAGATAGATGGCGGGGAAGTGTTAAAAGAAATGCGCCGGGCAAGGATGTTGATACTTGGCGATCCTACAATGACCGCCGATGGCAAAGTCGGTGCCACGCCAACAGCTTACTACCTCAAAAAAGAGTATGATACTGACGGTGCTGAAGCCTACAAAGAGCGATTGGTAGCTGACATACTACGGTTTACCTTCCTTGTGGACTTCACGGATGAAAATTTAGGCAGTAATAACTCTGGAATCAGCTTGAGATTTAAGGGATGGGGCAATGACAACCTAAGAGCGACTAAAGAGGCGTTAATTACCAAGGCGATTAAGCGCAGATTGAGATTGCTTGGATACTCATGGTCATTAGCTAAAAACATGGACAGCGAAGCCATATACGAGGAAATAAACAACATTGACATTGTATTTAGTCCAAACATCCCGCAGAGCGATACAGAGCTGATAGAGATCATACAGGGGTTATATGGTACAGTATCAGACCGGACACTATACGAGGTAGCGCAAAAGCTTACCGGAGTCAACCCGGATACGGAAGAGGAACGGATAGCAGCCGAAAAGACCGATGCTGTAGCTGATTCCTTGCGAAAAATAACGAGCACCGAGGGCGGTGGGGAAGATGAGCAATAAGTATTGGAGTGACCGGGAAGCCGCACAACTAAAGCATAATATTATTGACGAGGTAGCGTATAGCAAGGAAATCGAGAAGATATATGACTATGTATTAGACAATATCCAGAAAGAGATAAACACCTTCTACGCCAATTATGCAAAGACAGAGGGAATAAGTATAGCCGAAGCCAATAAAAGAGTCTCACAGCTCGATATAAAGGCTTACGAGCGTAAAGCTGCTAAATATGTAGCAGACAAGACATTCACCAAAGAAGCCAATCAGGAGATGCGGATATACAACGCCACCATGAAGATTAACAGACTGGAAATGTTAAAGTCTGAAATCGGATTAGCTATGGTGGACGGATTTGACGATCTGCAGCAGTTCTTTGATCAGATATTGACCGATAGGACGCTGTCAGAGTTCGCAAGACAGGCCGGAATACTTGGCGAAACGATACTGGACAATGCGAATTTGGCAGATACGATTGTAAATGCATCGTTTAACAACGCCACCTTCTCGGAGCGGATATGGGTGTATCAGGACGAGCTTAGAGCCGAGTTGGCTCGATTGTTAAAAGTCGGAATGTTGCAAGGTAGGAATCCGAGGGTGCTTGCTAGAGAGCTAAGAAAGCTATTTGATGCAAGCCGGTTAGAAGCTGAAAGGTTGATGCGAACAGAACTAGCGAGAGTACAGACGGAGGCGCAGAAACAATCATACGAAAGATACGGATATGATCAGTATGTGTTTATCGCAGAGCCTACGGCGTGCCCGATCTGCAAGGCGTTGGACGATGGGAAGCCGAAGGACGTGGATAAGATGGAGATCGGCGAGAACGCTCCTCCGGTGCATCCATTTTGCCGTTGCAGCACCGCGGCGTATATGGATAGAGAAGAAACCGAAAGATTGATTAAATATTCTGGGCGCGGGTAGAGCGCAAAGGGAGGATATAAACAATGATGGCAATATACAAATGTAGACTGTGCGGAAGAGAAGTGATTGAGGGTACAGTCGCAAACAAATCATCAGCATACTTAGCGGTCGTATCGCTGGCTTGTGGAGACGAGATTGACAAAGCGTCAGAATTGAGAATGAAATCAATACATAGTTGCCGCGACGGGAGCATTGGTATCACCGATTTTCAAGGGGTGAGAAACGACAGGATTGATGTGTGAAAAGGAGGACTTAAAATGAAGCGGGACGAAGTTGAACAACTAACCACGGAATTAGATTATCTCTTGTGCTTTAAAAATAGCAGGATGCTTCTTAAGCACGCGGTGCCACACTTCGAAATGAGCGCAAAATTAAAAGAAATATTGATGGAGCAATTTGACAAAAGGGAGAATGAAATATGAAGTATAGAAAGAAACCAGTAGAAATTGAGGCATTTCAATATGATGGCGACTTCACCTATAGTGATGGGACGCCTTATGAAGCACCTGAATGGATATTCCAAGCCCTTGAAGATGGCACTATGTATTTTAAGGACGCTGGCGAGTTGTATATAAAAACGCTCGAAGGTGACCACCACGCATCGTGTGGAGATTACATAATCAAAGGCGTACAGGGCGAACTCTACCCGTGCAAGCCGGACATCTTTGAACAAACCTATGAGCCGGTACGGAGGGAGCTTGAGTGATCGAAATAACATTCTACACCCAAGACCAAAAAATAACCGGATTTGAAAGCAAAGGGCACGCCAACTACGCACCCGAAGGTCAAGATATCGTGTGCTCGGCGGTGTCCGCGGTACTAATAGGACTGTTAAGTGAACTGGAAAGATACGGAAAACCGGAATATACCATTAAGGCGGGCAACATCAGTGCCAAGACAATACCGAACAAAGAAACTCAAGTACTTATGGAGTACGCGGCAAACACACTTAACGGCGTACAGATAGTGTATCCAGACTATGTAAAAGTAGATATCAAATAGGAGAAAAAGAATGAGGAAAATATTATTTTACACAGAAGGCGAGAGAATAACCGGATTTCGAAGCACTGGCTATGCTGATTACATCGTGGATGGATACCCTGTTTTGCAGTGGGGAATAGACTCGCACTTATGGATGGCGGTTTTGCATATGGAGAAGTGCGCTGAATGGGTAACAACAGAGACCGGAGGGTACAAAGGCACCTTCGCCGCTAATGTGAGTTGGTGCGACGAAGCGCAAACAGTCCTAGAGTATACACTGCACTCGATGAGAGAATTTTCACAAAGACACCCAGGACACGTGGCCGTGGATTTTTTGGACGTATCAGGCGCCGAAAAAGTAACAACCCAGTAAATATCAAATAACCAAGCTCCGAAAGGGGCTTTTTATTATGTCTTTTACCGGTGCAGACGTAAAAGAACAGCGGGTTAGCTGACGAGCGTAAAACGGAATAGCCGACAGGCGTAAAAATGGAGGGAAATTATGAAGAACCAAGAAGTAAAAGAGCATTTAGACAAACGTAATTTGTTTGACTTGCAATTATTTGCAGACCCAGAACCGGCACCGACAGACCCGGCAGACCCAGAGTCGACACCGGAACCAACACCGGAGCCACCAGAACCGGACGACAAGCCGGTAATCACACCGGAAATGCAAGCGATTATCAACACAACGATTGGAGCCGAGAAGAAGAAGCTAAAAGAAAAGCTTGAGAAAGAAAAGCAAGAAGCAATTACCAAGGCCGAGAAGTTGGCTGCTATGTCCGAGAAAGAGCGGAAAGAAGCAGAGGAAACCGAACGGTTGTCTAAGTTGGAGGAACGAGAAAAGAAAGTCCAGCAGCAGGAGTACCGTATGGAAGCGGTTAAGCAACTGGGCGAAAGCAATCTAAATGCAGCGTTTGCGGATATGGTTCTGGCAGACGAACCCGAACAGACCGCGACCAATATCAAAGCATTGAGATCGCAGATTGATGCAGAGATAGAAGCTGAGGTCAAGAAAAGACTGGCGGGGAAATCCCCAGCAGCAGGAACCGGCAACCTTACGGTAAGCCATGGCGCAGAGCAAGCCAAGCTTGCCAATGCCAAAACAGTAGTGGAAAACAATCCATGGAAGAAATAGGAGGAATAACGAATGTATGTAACTAACACAAGCGTAGAAGAGATTAATTTTCTGAAAAGCCAGCATTTTATTTCATTTACGCAGCAAGCAGACGACACAATGGCCGGCGTAGTTGACGGAGTACTCCCAGCAGGAAGTATCTACCCAGCCAACGACAGCACAGCAATCGGCGTAACCATCAATGATGTGGATGTATCTAAGGGAGCGCGCGAAGTCGGCGTAATCGTAGAGGGCTATATTATCTCTGACAGATTACCGGTAGCACCTTCCGCAGACGCAATTGCAGCTATGACGGAAATTAAATTGTACTAATAGGAGGACAACAGCAAAATGGCAGATATTTTAAAACTATTTAACCAGAGAGTGGTGCTGGACTATGTAAACAACAGACAGTACCCCGCATTACTCGGCGAAACCCTGATGCCAGAGAGAAAGATCGAGTCTTTAGAATTTGATTATCTTAAAGCAGGCTCAAGAATCCCTGTAATCGCAACACTACACGCGTTTGATACCGAGGCAGAGATCGCTAGCCGCGAAGCAAGCAAGAGTGCCGGAGAGCTTGGATTCATCAAGCGTAAGATGCAGCTTAAGGAAAAAGACTTAATCGCATTGAGAAACCCGAGAACAGCAGCAGAACAGGCTTATTTAGAGCAGCTTGTATATAACGATGTCGACACCCTTGTAAACGGCGTAAGAGCGAGAATTGAAATGATGCGCATGGACGCTATCGCAAACGGACAGGTGACAATCGACGAAAACAATCTCGATTTTGTGGTTAGCTATGATATTCCAACAGATCATCAGGCGACACTTACCGGAACCGGACTGTGGACAGATGATAATTCTGATCCTATCGCAGATATTCAGAATTGGTCAAAGACTCTGGACATTACTCCGACCCGCGCACTGACATCTAACGATGTATTAATCGCGCTGTTAAGACACCCATTAATCAGGGATATGTTTAAGACTCTGGGTATGTTGCCGTCTACCGGAAACCTGAACCAGATCATGACATCTATGGGGCTGCCGACTATCGTTACTTATGACGCTAAATACCGCAAGCAGAACGCGGATGGCACATATACCAGAAACCGGTATTTCCCGTCACATAAGTTTGTTATGTTTGGTGATGAGCTGTTGGGCGAGACGATATATGGCCCCACACCAGAAGAGAGCAGACTGCTTTCAACCGGTTCTAACGACACCAAGGTAGGAAACGTATTCGCCACTATCTACGAGTCTAATCTCGATCCTATTGGGACGTGGACAAAGGCTTGCGCAACTGCTATGCCATCATTCCCGGGTGCAGACGATGTATTCCAGGCAGCGGTAATCGCAGAGGAGGTTTAATATGTATAAAGTAATCAAGGATTTCAGAGATTTAAAAGATGGCAGCCATACTTACGCCGTGGGGGATGTGTACCCCCGCGAGGGCGTGAAGGTAAGCGAGGTACGCCTGGCAGAACTAGCTTCAAAGAACAATAGGCGCAAGGAGCCCCTTATCGAAGAAGCGGAAGAAGCGGAAGCAACTGGAGCTGAAAAAGCGGAAGAAGCGGAAGGAGCGGAAGCCGAAAAAGCGGAAGAAGCAGAAGGAACGGAAGCCGAAGCAGAAGAAAAGAAAGCAACCAAGAAACCCGCAAAGAAAGCAGAGGCGAAGACCTCCGCAGAATAGGAGGGGCTATGCTGGAAGATTTAAAATTACTGCTAGGTATAGCGGAGAGTGATACCACGCTGGATGCCAAGTTGGAACTAATAATCACCAATACAACGGCTGGTTTAACGCTCCTGCTCGGAGGCTTAGAGATACCCGACGGGATGAATTTTATCATCTTGGAGGTGTCTGTAATAAGGTATAACCGTATCGGATCAGAAGGATTGACAACCCACAACGTAGAGGGCGAAAACCAAGTATTTCAAAGTGGAGATTTTGATTCCTTTCTTGACTTGATCGAGAGCTACCTAAACGGCAAAAGCAAACCATCAAGGGGGAGGGCAAGGTTTTTATGAGAATGGATGTACCAATATATTTCCAGAAGATCACCCCCGGCACGCTTGATCCAACCACCGGGAACTATACCAAAGAGACAATAACTGAAACCAAACGGGATGCAAGTGTCAACAGTACCACAACCCAAACGATGAACCTTGTTTATAGCGAAATCCGGCAAGACTCGCTCACTGCCAGAATCCAGAACCATTACAACGGCGAATTTGACAGAATCAGGATCGGCGACAAGCAGTACAAGGTTGACTACATGAGGCCGCTAAAAGTTAAGCAGACATTTGTTTTGTCGGAGGTGCAGTGATGAGCGTTAAATTTACAGGTATAAGCGAGTTGAGAGCTGCATTGAAGAAAAACACCGATCTATCAGCGGTTAAGCGAGTAGTTCAGCAAAATGGTTCGGAGTTGCAGCAGAAGGCGCAACGCAATGCGCCAGTAGACACCGGAACGTTAAAACGAAGCATTGGATTAGCTATAAATGACGGCGGGATGACCGCCAAGGTTGCGCCGACCAGTTCGTATGCGCCTTACGTGGAGTGGGGGACTCGCTTCATGGACGCCCAGCCGTACGTCAAGCCAGCATTTAACGATCAGAAAGGGCAATTCAAGCGGGACTTAGATAAGCTGACGAAATGAGGTGACCAGTATCGATCCGCAGCAAGAACTCTTTATTAGACTACTATTAGATATCAAAGCATTGGGATATGACGTATATGACGGTTACAAACCATCAGCCAATACGCCGTATCCCTTTGTATATCTGGCAGACGCGCAGCAAATAGACGATGCGAACAAAACAGCAGTGTTCGGTAACGTATTCCAAGCGATAGACATATACCACAATAACCCGCAGGAACGCGGTACCGTGTCGGCTATGTTGCTGGACATCAAGAGAGTATGCAGAAGAATCAGCCACACGACTAATTTTGCTTGGGATTTGCGCAACGTCAACCAGAGGATTTTACCAGATAACACGACTTCCACGCCTTTAATGCATGGCATTTTAGAGTTGGAGTTTAAATTTAGTTAGGAGGAAACAAATGAAACATTTTATGGATTTACAGCTATTCGCAGAGGCAGTGCAAGGGAAGAAAATGGTTTACTTATTCCGTATTGCGAGTGAGCAAGCGACAGAAAATGGCACAATCTTAGCTTACACGACCGAGAATGGCCGCACAAAGAGCAAAGATGCTGATTCTACGGCTACGAAGGATGGAAGCATTAGAACGCCGGGCACAGCGGAGGAGGAGATCACCGCAACCACTATTTTGGCAGTTGGCGACACAATGCTTGACAAGCTTGAAGCAGCAATGGATAACGATGGGTTAATCGAAGCGTGGGAAGCCAATCTTTCCGAGCCGATAAGCGGCACAACCGATCAATTTAAGGGCAAATACTTCCAAGGGTATCTCACATCCTTTGATACCACATCGTCCGCAGAGGATTACGTAGAGAAATCAATCACATTCGGCGTTAACGGTGTCGGCAAGAGCGGCAACGTAACCGTAACGACAGCGCAGCAGGAAATTGCAGACTACGCATTTAAAGATACGCCGGCAACTGGAGCTTAAGGGAGTGGGAAACCACTCTCTTTTTTAAGGAGGAAGAATGAAGGTAGAAATTAACGGAAATGAATACAATCTCAACTTTGGAATTGGTTTTCTTAGGGAAATGGATGAACGGTTTTACCAGAGTTACAACGGCATCAAATATGGTGTGGCGTTGGAGGCGAAACTCCCGTCATTGGTAACGGGTAGCTTAGTCGCCCTGTCGGAAATTATCTATTCCGGCACCCACGCAGAAGAGAAAAGACCGACACAATCCGAAGTTGATCAGCACATAGAGTCGCTAGAAGATGTAGGGGCATTGCTCGACGGGGTGATCGAAGAACTAAAAAAGTCGAGTGTTACAAAGACCAAAACCGAGATGTACATAGCGGGAGCGAAAGCAGCGGAAACACTGACACTAACAGAGGCAACGAAAGCAACGATAAAGAGTCCTCGAAAGCAACCTACGAAAAAATCATAATTAACTGCATTAACTGCCTCGGCATTACCGACTTTGCCAAGATAAACCGCATAACCCTGTACGAATACCGGATTTACATGGAGGCTAACCGCTTAAAAACGATTGATCGAGAGTATGAAATGCACTTGCAAGCATGGCTTAACTGGAACGTCCAAGCGACCAAGAAGAGCGGCAAGGGTAGGGCGCCGGTATTCAGAACATTCAAACAGTTTTTTGATCGTGAAAAATTGATTAAGGGCGACAGCGGTGCGAAAGTCGATAAAAACCGAGACATCATAAATGCAATGAAAAAACAAAAGGAAAGGAGGGAGCAAAATGGAGAGTTATAGCGTAGTAGCCGTCTTAAGCGCTACAGATAAGAATTTCTCAAGCACCATGAACAGTGCCAATAATTCCATGAGTACTCTAGACAGCTCCGCAGACAAAACCCGTGGCTCCATCCTTAAAATAGCCGGTGCAGCAGTAGCGGTAAAAGCGGTTGATGTTGCTACCAACGCGCTAAAAAGCTCGTTAGACGGCGCGATAAGCCGTTATGACACAATGAATAAGTTTCCTTTGGTCATGCAGCAGATTGGTTTCTCTACGGAAGAGTCAACCGCGTCCATAGAACGACTGTCTGCCGGGATTGACGGGTTGCCTACATCACTTGATGGGATTACGGCATCCACGCAAAGTATTGCGCTTCTAACCGGTGATTTGGAGATGGCGACAGAAACTTCCCTCGCCCTAAACAACGCGTTTCTGGCATCGGGATCAGCTACAGCAGACGCCGAAAGAGGTCTAGTTCAGTATACCCAAATGCTTTCCAAAGGCTCGGTGGACATGCAATCTTGGCGCACCCTGCAAGAGACGATGGGTTATGCCTTAAGAGAGACGGCAAAGCAGCTGGGGATCGCGTCAGGGGACACAAACGAGCTGTACAGTGCGCTCCAAAGCGGGAGTATTACGTTTGACCAGTTTAATGGTGCTTTAATAGAGTGTTCAACGCGCACAGGTGGATTTGCAGAAGTCGCAAAGACTGCCAGCGCGGGTATTGGCACATCATTCCAGAATTTGCAAACCGCTGTAGTCAAAAACGTAACTAATATTATTGCGGCAACGGATGAAATGCTTGCAGATAATGGCTGGGGAACCTTGGCGGGGAATATTGATAGTGCAAAAGGTGTTATCAATACAGCTGGAAGCGCGATAGCGTCCACTATTAAGACCACAGGAAAAGTCGTCAAGGAGTTGTCCCCCGTTTTAGCGGCAGGGGCAGCGGGATGGGTGGCCTATGGGGCTGCGACGTCCATCACGGACAAGGTGAAGAAAGCAAGTTCTGCCATTACAACAGCTAAAAAAGTTATAGGATTAGCGACAACAGAGACTGTAAAAATGTCCTCCGCGCTCGCCGTTGGCGGCGCAGCTGCGCAAACCGTCACTACCAGAACCAGAGCAATGACGCTTGTTCTAACCGCTTCGCAAAAAGCGACCGCTTTAAAAACCGCAGCAGAGGCCAAGGGGTATTCCGTAAATGCAGCAGGGCAAGTCGTAACAGCTAAAGGGGTTGCGCTGACGACGGCAGAAACAGCCGAATTATTGGCGTCGACAGGGGCAGTCACCGCCAAAACCGTAGCACTCGGTGTGTTATCTGGGGAAATCCCAATACTTACAGCATTACAGCTGGCGTGGAATGCAGCTATTAGCGCAAACCCGATTGGTGTGGCGGTGGTGGCGGTAACAGCTCTCGTGGCAGGGGTGGCATTACTTGCGACAAAGCTTAGCCCAACCGTTAAGGCTTACAAGGAATTTGCTGAAGAATCAAAAAAAGTCGCCGAATCCGCTGACGACTTATCAAGCAGCATAGAAACAAACACAAAGGCGCGAGATGATAGCATTGCCAGTATCGAGGCGGAAGGTAAGGCAGCCGGGGAACTAGCTAAGAAAATCCAAGACTTGTCAGCCAAGGAAAATAAGAGTGCTGGCGATAAGCAGACGTTACAGACATATGTCGACTCCCTAAACAGCTCCATTGAGGGGTTGGGATTGCAATATGACAGCGAAGCAGACTCATTGAGCATGGGTACTGCTGAAATCGAGAAAAGAATCGAGGCTTACACAGCGCAAACAGAGGCGCAAAGGGCGGCGGCTGCATACTCCGAGGTTTTAGCAGAGCAGACAAGACTAGAAGCAGAGTTGAGCGCGGTGCAGGAGCAACGCGGCCAATCACTGGATGCTAATGTGTCAAAGGCTTTGGATTTGGTAGGCGTATTTACCGCTGGCTTACTTCCGGCAACCATAGAAGCAACGGGCTCCACCAAAGAACTCGAAGAAGCGGAAGCGGCGCTGATTGAGCAGCAAGGAAAGCTGGCATTGGAAGCCGAATACCTGGAGGGTGTTATAACGAAAACATCCAACGACCAAGCCAATGCTGTAGCGTCCAGCGTGGAAAGACAAATAAGCTCACTTGAAGATTTGAGCGCGTCCGAACAGGAAGTGGTTGAGTCATTGAGTTCGACGTGGCAAGACTACGCTGATGCGGCAACCAATATGTTCGACACGCTTTCTGACAAACAAGAGATATCAGTAGAAAAGATGTCCGATAATCTGGAAGAAAACCAGAGAGTTGTCGGCGAATGGGGAACCAACCTCGAGACACTGATGGGGCGCAGCATCGACGAGACAGGGCGAACCATTGATACTGGGTTATTAGCAAAACTCCAAGAAATGGGACCCGAAGGAGCGGGCTATGTGGCAGCGTTGGTGTCGGCTTCTGACGAAGAACTTCAACGCCTGTCTGACGCATTCGCAAATGCCGGCGAAACATCTACCAATGCACTCAAGACAGCTTATGATCTTTCCGATGTTCCGCAAGGCGCAGCCGACCTCATAACCCGCACCGGCGATACGATGCAGCAGACAATAGACTCTACATTTAGCGTGATCGGCGCAAGCGCGACCGAACAAGTGGGAACCGGGATGAGCGAAAACCTGCCGGCTTTACTTGATTCGATTGGTAAAATCAACAGTTCCGCAGCCGAAGCTCTCCAAGCCGGGGCAGAAGAATACAGTTCGGCAGGAACCGATGCTGCAAACGGATATGTACAAGGGGTGCAAAGCGGCGAGGGAGCCATTACAGGAGCGGCAACCGGGGTTATAACAGCGGGAATCGAAGCGGCAAAAGCGGCTCAAAACTCCAATAGCCCATCAGTCGTATACCAAGGGCTTGGAACCGATGCTATCAGCGGCTACGTTCTTGGGGTTGAGAGCAGTCAAGGCACGATAGCGGCGGCCATGTCGGCAGCTATGCAGACGGGTGTAGACGCAGCCACACAGACCTTAAGCAGCGGTCTAAATTCGGCGGTTTCTTCAGCCGGAAAAGCGTTTAATCAATTAGGCGGCTATGCGTTGGCGGGAATGTCCGGGATGAATGCGGCGATAAGTGGTGGAATATCAACAGCAAAAGCGTCATTTAATCAGATACCCGCAAATGCCAAAACCAGCATGTCGGGAATGAACAGCGCGATCCAGTCAGGCATGAGCACATCGGTCAGAACAATTACGTCATCCATGCAATCAATCAACACAGCAGTAAAGAGCGGATTCACTACAGCGCAAAATACAGCAAAGACGTCCATTACCAGCATAACCAATACCGTTAAAAGCGGTTTTACCACAATAACCAGCGTAGCAAGAAGCGGGATGAGTTCCTTTACTTCAGTTATCCGGTCGGGAATGTCTACAGCCAATAGCGCAGTGTCATCCGGCAACGCGAGTATGATCGCCAAGGTGCGGACTTTGCAGAGTAGTTTTTACACCTCTGGAGCGTATGCCTCTCAAGGGCTGGCTAACGGGATAAACGCACGCGCAGGATCGGCGATTGCAGCAGCTCAGAGCGTAGCCGATAGAGTCGCGGCAATCATGGCCAGTGCATTACAGGAGCACTCTCCGTCCCGTGTAACGAGGAAGATCGGTGCGTACGCCAGTGAGGGCTTGGCTATCGGACTCTTAGAAGAGATTAACAGTGTTGAAAAGGCTTCGCGGCTGGTGGCGAACACCATCTCGGACATAATAGAACCGAACATTGGTGGTATATCTGATCGCTTGGCGTATGCCGGGGACTACAGCTATGCTTCGGAAGACTTGCTCAACTATATGTCAGACAACACCTACACGTTTAACATTTACTCGGAGTACAACGGCAGAGTAGCAGCGCAGGCATCCGCAACATATACGCAAACAGAGTTGGAAAAAATCGAAACACTCAACAACCGTAGAAACGGCATTAGAACATCTTAGGGGGCAGAATGTACGAATTTATAGACACAATAGAGACTTCGGACGGCGCGAACATCCTGCCTTCTGAGGCTTTAAAAATAAATGGAATATATATTGAAAATGAAATCAAAGGATACAGAACTTTAAAGGTAGAGGGCAGAGAGCTTTTAGAGTCGGAAATAAGCGATATCCAGATAGGGAATAGTAACGGATCAAGATACCGAAGCAAACGAAACCCATCAAGGGCGATCACGGTCACTTATAGACTTGAGACGCACTCGGCGAAGGAATTCCGGGTTAAATTCAACAGGTTGAACTATCTACTTGACCAAGAGGAGCTAAAGCTAATCTTTCTCGATGAGCCTGACAAGTACTTCATCGGCACCAAGAGCGTAGTTGACGAGGTGGAGCCGGGATTGTTAAGTGTTGTAAGCCAGTTTACTTTTTATTGCGCTGATCCTTACAAGTACTCAACCTACACAGTGGAAGCAACCAATTCTGGGGAATCCACGATAACTTTAATAAACAACGGCACAAAACCAACGCCGGTAAGTGTTAAGGCAACCATGAAATCAGACAATGGCTATGTAGGTTTTACCCTAGACGACCGGTTTTATCAAGTCGGAAAACCAGAGGAAGTGGACGGCGAAACGTACGAAGAAACAGTGTTATTATTTGACGATCACATGACGGTGGATAGAGGGTGGCTACTTAACCAAGGTGTCACGCCGCCGGTAACGAATGAAAGATTGCAGGTCGGGACAGTGCAATACGTGACTGAAAAAGCTGGCGAAGGAACCGCCGGTGAGGGCTATGTTGAGCCTGTAACCTACGGTTCGGGCAATAGTTGGCATGGCCCCTCGGTCACCAAGATCGTGCCTGCCGATGCGAACGGGGCATACCCAACTAATTGGCTTGCGGTATGGCGATTTGATTTTAACACGGATGGGGTGGCATTTAATCCGGGGGAGCAAATAGGGCATAACTCTGTAACTTTTAGCGATCAAAACGGAAACGTTATTTGTAGCGTAGTATTTGAGGATAATCACGCCAGCTTACAGCGTTCGGATATGGTGATTTACGTCGGCAGCACTCGTGTTTGGGACACAAAAAACACAACCGATTTTTATATCACAGGCGCAGAAGGACGCGACGGCGGAACGACCGTCAATGTCGAGAAGATCGGCGATCAGGTCAATATCAAATTTAACTACAAAGGGATAAACAAGACTTTCTTCGTGGCTGACACCAGCGCGCAGCTACGGAAGGTTACATGGTACGGGGCGGCGTATAAGACGTACGATCCCCTACAAAACAACCTCCTGCGTGCATTGCAGGTCAGAAAACACAACGTAGAGAGATACGAAGATATACCCAACTACTTTATGTCTGGCGACACCGTGGAGTTGGATAGTATTGAAAATGAACTGTATATAAACAATATGCTTGATTGGGACATGGTAGACATTGGCAGCAAGCCATTATTACTACCGCCCGGCGTGCATACTTTAGGAATTGTAAAATCGGATTGGGCTGAAATGCCGGACGTAGAAGTAAATTGGCGAGAGAGGTGGATGTAATGGAGTGGTTTATAATCGGGCGTGATATGCATGTTTTATGTAACCCCTCAACAGACATACCGGATAGTCTACCAATAGACGATTCCGGTGACAGCATGGGGCAGGAAATAGCCCTTGCTAACAATGTAGCTACTGGGATTTACGATTTTATAACCGATCCTGATCACCCGGATTCGGTGCATATCACAGAGGGTAATTACATTGCCTTTATTGACAAGTACAGCAAGCACCGCCTGTATACCATGATGACCATCGAGGGCGACACGGACTGGACGGTACATTGCGAGGACGTGGGACTTGATTTATTAAACGAAGATACGGCGGTATGGGATTTAACCGGCAACCCGGAACCGATAGCAAAAACACTCGGCAGGGTACTTGATGATACGGGCTGGGAGATTGGCATCAACGAAATCCCTGACCGCTCCCGCGCCACGAAGTACGAGAGTTTGACCGATACCCAATTAGCAAGGGTTGGAATGATTTGCAACACCTTCGAGTGTGAGGCGGATTTCGAGATTGAAATGCAAGGGTCGAAAGTGGTAAAGCAAGTAGTCAACATCTATAAAGAGCTGGGCGAGGATAGGGTGCAGCAAAGATTTATTGACAACATCAATCTTATTGCGCTGAGAAGATCGGGTTCGATCGAGGATTTATGCACTTGCATGAGATGCTTTGGCAAAGAAGATGAGGAAACCGGCGAAAAGCTGACAATTGCAAGCATTGTGTACGACGATGGGCGGTATTTTACCACGCAAGGCGACACAAGGATATACGACCGGGAGGCACGCGACAAGTGGTCGCGGTACAGGGCGTACTATTACGACGGCGACACTGCTAGTGGTGGATACATTAATGGTACGTTTGAGTACGATACCGACAGCGCGCAAGAATTGTTTAATCGAGGGTTGAGCAACCTCCAATCGCGCAATGACGTTAAAGTCAGCTACGAAGCCAGCTTGTATGACCTAGAAGCAGACATCGGGGATACCGTGCAAATTGCAGATAACCGCCACAACGAAAAAATTTATCTGTCAGCCAGAGTACAGTCAGTGCGCAATCATTACACGGTTAAAGGTGAGGATACGGGGGTTTTGGCAAACTACCAGATACTTGTATCCAACCCGACCGCTGCATTAACCGACATGCTGGAGGAATTAAAGTCGCAGATCGTAACAATAGAAGATTCCGAGGTCAGATATCAAGTTGGTATATCTGGAACCGAAACGCCAACAGGGGAATGGCTCGATTACATTCCTGACACTGATTCTGGACAGTATTTATGGACGCAGATTATTATTGACTACTCCAACAATACCAGTACGCAGGCGTATTCTGTTAGCAAAGACGGAGCAGACGGTACAGACGGCAAGGACGGCGCAGACGGCACAGACGGACGCGGGGTATCTAATATAACAGAGTATTACGCCGCTTCTACGTCGAACACCACAGCACCAACATCATGGTCAACAACAGTCCCAACCCTAACCGCCACAAACAAGTACCTCTGGAATTATGAGAGTATGCTAATGTCAGACGGAACCACAGTAACAACCACAAAGCGAGTAATAGGCGTATACGGAGATACGGGTAAGGGTATAAGCACTGTCGTTAATTACTATTTAACCACTTCCGCGTCCACCGGTGTTACGACCTCTACATCAGGATGGTCGACAACGCCAACCGCTACCAGCGAGGCGGTGCGATACCTGTGGAACTACGAAAAAATAACTTATTCAGACGGCACCACAACCAACACAACGCCGTGCATTATAGGTACGCATGGCGTTGCTGGTGCCGACGGGGAAGACGGGCGGGGGATCGCTTCTACAGCAATCACTTATCAAACATCATCCAGCGGCACGACAGTTCCAACCGGCACGTGGCAGTCGGTTATCCCTGCAACACCATTAGGCTACTACATGTGGACACGAACAATCATAACCTACACAGATGGCACCACGAGTACGGGATACAGCGTCAGCCGAAACGGCGTAGACGGCGGGGACGGTATCATTATATCCGCGACAGCTCCGGAAAGCCCGGTCGTCAACCAACTATGGCAAACAGCCAGCGGACAGCCAATACAGCGGTGGGACGGCAGCAAGTGGGTACTGCACTACATAAGCGTTGAGAATTTGGACGTCGAAACATTGTCGGCAATAAAAGCGTATTTGGGTGATGTCCAATCCGGTACAATCACCAACATGTATAACGGCAACTTGTCAATCATTTTAGGCGATCATCAACTACAGTTTTACGATTGGACAGCAGCAAACTCCCAAGCCGGGTACATATCATCGCAGAACGTCGGGGGAACGACTTCCGCGTCCGAACTGCTAATAAACGGCACCTACGGCGTCTCTATCGCAATAGGTGGAACGACCATAGCCACTTTCGGCTCTGACGATATGGAATTAGGTGGAGTTGGTGTATTGAGTCAATTCGACACTATAAACGACAGACTAAATACCATTCCGCAATTTATATCCGGTTCGGCCGTCAAAACAGCATCCAGCTCATCGGTAGCGATGTTTACGCTCGCCCAATTGCAAACAATGTTCGGCGCATCAACTGCTGGAACAAACAATTTTACAGCGGTATTTACCAACGGCGATGGCAATGCAGCAGACACGCATATTGATGGTTCGACGTGGGTCGGCTCTAGTTTATACGCTGTATTTGCTGCCTCAAGGTCGGGAACTATCCGGATCAACTATACTATTATATACAACCCTACGTTGTATCAGACATCGTAAAAAGGAGAAAGAATGAAAGCATCGATAAGCAGAAATATATATGTAGCGAGGAAAGACTATCAGGAGCCGATCGACGTTGTACAGTCGGACTCTGGGCGGCAAATCATATTCGCGGTCATTGATATGACAATACCTTCCGGCTCCACCGCTAGAATATACGCGTTAAAGCCGGATGACGCCGAAGTATATAATACTTGCACAGTTTCCGGACAATTAATAAGTATCAATCTAACCACGCAGTTGTTGGCGGTGGTAGGCAAGACCAAATGCCAAGTTCAGATTGTCAATAGCAGTGATATAGTGACTACATTTGAGTTTGTTTTGGATGTCCAAAAATCACTTGTATCCGGTTCGGCGATTACATCAACTAACGAGTTTACTGCGTTGCAAACCGCGCTAGCTACAGCGACGGGATTACAGAGTTCAATTGATGCGCTAAATGATAGTTTAGTTGATATGTTCCCGGGCGGGACAAATATTTTAAGAAATACTAATGTCAGCACTGATTATGTAACAAGCGGATTATGGAGTAATGGTATATGGTATAAGTTTGGCACTAGCTATGCAACCGTGGATAAGGTCGCGGTAACGGACGCACCAAACCCCGACATGGCATATGGGATGAAGATGAACAAAACCGGTACTGGTGCGGATTCTGGGATAAGACAATCAAGCATTCCCTTACCGATAGGCTATGAATATACATTATCGTGTTACGTGAGATCAAGCGATAAAGTAAACATAAAATTTCAAATCGGGGAAACAAATTACGCATGGGTAAATACTGCATTTACGACAACGACAGAATGGCAACGGTTTTCCGTCACATTTAAAGCTTTATATCCGACTACTAGTTTCGT